AAAACAACTATCTAGAGTTCCCTACGATCCCACTTTGCCTGTCTCTACTGCATGGGATCTCGGTGTCGCAGATCACAGTAGTATTATATTCTTTCAACAAAAAGGAACATCAGTACAGATAATAGATTATATTGAAGAAAGGGGTCATGGATTACCACACTATATTCAGTTGCTAGACGAAAAACCTTATGTTTATAAAGATCATTTTGCACCACACGATATTGAAGTACAGGAGTTCGGCAATGGAAAAACCAGAAGAGAGATAGCATATCAACTTGGAATTAGATTTAAGGTAGTACCGAAGCTACCAGTTGAGGAAGGCATCCACGCAGTAACCATGTTGCTCAACCGATGTTGGATTGACACAGACCATTGCAAAAATCTCATAGATGCGTTAAGACATTATCACCGGAAGTATATTGATAAAAATAGAATGTTTAGATCAAAGCCGGTACATGATTGGAGTTCACACGCTTGTGATGCAATGCGTTACCTGGCAGTTGGACTACAAGAATTAAATACTAGACAAACTGCTCCACAAAGTGTAGCAGATAATGATTATAGGATTATGTAATTATGGGTTCAATTTTAAAACCAAAGACACCAAGTTTGCCACCAGTTCAACCTTTGCCGGAACCACCGGATACAGAGTTGTCAGAAGCTGAGCAAAAAAAATTAGATGCCGAAATGGCAGCTAAAGAAAGACGAAGAAGAGGAAGAAAATCAACAATCAAAACTTCACCACTTCTTGAAATGGAAGAAGCAGATGTGGAGAAGAAAACTTTATTAGGATAATTATGTTAGAGAAAATAAAAAAAGCTATTAAAAAAATGAAACCTGCAAATAAAAAAGCAGAACCTAAATTTAACAACATGAATGATTTACAAAAAGGTGTAGCAGTAAACAAAGAAGCAAAATCTGAAACTGTATCTGAAACTAAATCATCTTTAACATTTGGTAAATAATGGGATCTCCTAGTGCATCTGGTGGTAATGGAAGACAAGACGCTGGACCAAAAAGAACAGTAGCACAAAAATATACTGCACCAAAAGTAATAGGTGTAGATAAATTTGGTAATAAAATTACACAAGGTACTGGTAATTATAAAACCATAAATGAAAAAGGAAAAACAGTTGGAAGCACTTTTATAAGTGAAGGTGCTAACAAATCTAATAGATCTATAGACAACTTGCCTTTTGGTGGAACAAAAATTGTAGCAACAATGTTAAAAAAACCATTAGCTAAAGGTGCAAAGTATAATAGAAAAGCATTTGAAAATTTAGTTATAGGAAATAAAAAAGCAGGAAGCAACATTAGAATTAATAGAGCCGAATGGGATGCAATGAGTGATGCTCAAAAAGAAAAAATTTATAGTACACATCAAAAAAATAGAATGGCAGGTAAAACAGATTTTTATGGTAGAACAGTTAGACAAGGTGGTGATGGTGGTAGTAATCAAGTAGTACAAGCACCTGTTCAAAAAGTTGAAGAGTTACCACAACAAGTTAAAGCACCAGAGTCTGTAATGACTTCAGAAGAAGCAAGAGCAAAAGCAAATTTATTACTTAAAAAAAGAAGAGGAACAAGAACTAAAAGTTCTCTAATAGCTACATCTCCTCAAGGTATAACAGATGATAAAGGTTTAACTTTGGGTCAAAAAAGTTTATTAGGATAATATGCAAACAGATTTAACAAAAAAATTATTAAAAAGATTTGATAGATTAAAATCTAACAGACAAAACTGGGAGTCTCATTGGCAAGAAGTTGCAGATTATATGCAACCAAGAAAAGCAGATGTAACTAAATCAAGATCTAAAGGTGACAAAAGAACTGAATTAATTTTTGATAGTTCACCATTACAAGCAGTAGAATTACTTGCAGCATCACTTCATGGTATGTTGACAAACCCTTCTACAACTTGGTTCTCATTAAGATTTAAAGGTGAAGAACTTTCAGATAACGATGAAGCAAAAGCCTGGTTAGAAAATGCTACTGAAGTTATGTACAAAGCTATTAACAGATCAAACTTTCAACAAGAAATATTTGAACTGTATCATGATCTAATTACATTCGGTACTGCAGCAATGTTTATCGAAGATGATGAGGAAGATGTTTTAAAATTTTCTACAAGACATATTAATGAAATTTATATTTCTGAAAATGACAAAGGTAGAATAGATACAATATTTAGAAAATTTAGATTAACTGCTAGAGCTGCAATACAAAAGTTTGGTGAAAATGTTTCAGACAGTATTGTAACTAAACATAAAAAGGATCCATACGAAGAAGTAGAAATACTTCATGCAGTATATCCTAGAGCTGACTTTGATCCTAAGAAACAAGATAAATCTAATATGCCATTTGAATCTGTTTATTTAGAAGCAGGAACAGGTGATGAATTATCTGTATCTGGATTTAGAGAGTTTCCTTTTGTAGTACCAAGATACTTAAAAGCATCACACGAAATTTATGGTAGATCTCCTGCAATGACAGCATTGCCGGATGTTAAAATGTTAAATGAAATGTCAAAGACTACAATTAAGTCTGCACAGAAACAAGTTGATCCACCTTTACTAGTTCCAGATGATGGATTTATCTTACCAGTAAGAACAGTACCTGGTGGTTTAAATTTTTATAGAAGTGGAACAAGAGATAGAATTGAACCATTAAACATTGGAGCAAATACTCCATTAGGTTTAAACATGGAAGAGCAAAGAAGAGATTCAATTAGAAATGCTTTTTATGTAAATCAATTAATGATGCAAAGTGGTCCACAAATGACAGCAACAGAAGTTATCCAAAGGAACGAAGAGAAGATGAGATTACTTGGTCCAGTTCTTGGTAGACTTCAATCTGAATTATTAAAACCATTAATCGATAGAGCATTCTCATTATTGATTAGAAAAGATTTGTTTGGACCTATTCCAGAATTTTTATCTGGTCAAGATATAGAAATTGAATATGTATCACCATTAGCTAAAGCACAAAAATCTGCAGAGTTACAATCAATTATGAGAGGTATAGAAATTATGGGTCAACTATCAAATGTTGCTCCAGTATTTGATCATTTAAATATGGATAAACTTGTTAAACACTTAATGGATATTGTTGGAGTTCCACAAAAAGTTTTAAAATCTTCTAGTGAACTTCAAGATGAAAGAGAACAAGCACAACAACAACAAGCACAACAACAACAAATGAATCAAATGCAACAAGTTGCTGAGTCTGCAGGTGCTGCTGCACCAATGGCAAAAGCATTACCAGAAGAAACTAAAGCATTAATAGAGGAAAATTAAAAACCATAGAAAGGATCTTATGCAAGATGAAAAAGCTGTACAAGCGTATATAAAAAAATTAAAAGAAGATTATCAATTCACATTTTCATCAGAGGAAGGTAAACAAGTTTTATCTGATCTGGAGAAGAGATGTCATTATCATACTTCAACCAATGTAAAAGGTGATAGTCATGAAAGTGCATATCAAGAGGGTCAACGAAGCATCCTTCTATTTATTAAACAAATGCTTCAAAAGGAAAAGGATAAATAATGTCAGAAGAACAGATAACACAAACTGATGTGCCTGTAGCAGAGACAACTGAAACTACTACAGAAGCACCAAAACAAGAAACACAAATAGAGCAATCAGTTCCAACTGTTGCTAAGTCTTGGAAAGAAGCAATCTCAGAAGAATTTAGAGAAGATCCAAACATTGCTAAATTTACAGAGATAGATGCGTTAGCTAAATCTTATATCAATGCTACAAGAATGATTGGTCAAGATAAAGTTGCAGTACCAAATAATAATTCAACAGATGATCAATGGAATGAAGTTTATGATAAACTTGGCAGACCAGAATCACCAGACAAATATAAACTAGAAGCTAACTCAGATGTTGTACCATTAGATGAAAGTGCAATAAAACAATTTGCAGAGAATGCTCATCAACTTGGTTTAAATAATAAACAAGCACAAGGTATCTTAGAGTTTTATAAAAATTCTATGGAAGGTTCTGCACAACAAACTAAAATTGATACTGAAACTTCTCAAGCACAAGCCGAACAAGAGTTAAGAAAAGAATGGGGTAGATCTTATGATGATAACATTAAAAGAGCTGCTCAAGTTGCTAAAGCTAATATGAACGCAGAAATATTAGATTTAACTTTATCAGACGGAAGAAGATTAGGTGATCATCCAGAAATCATTAAAGGTTTTGCAAACATTGCTAATCTTATGTCAGAAGATAAAATGATTGGTACTGGAGAAGATAATGCTACATCCGGCAGAGATCTTAATGAAGAGATAAGTAAAATTGTTAATGATCGTGATGGACCATATTGGAATAAATCTCACCCAGAACATGATAAGATAGTACAACAAGTGTTCACTTTAAGATCGATGATGAATGACTAAAGAAGAAATAAGACTAGAAATATTAAGAGCAGTATTGGAAAGTGGATCGGAGTTAATTAAATCTGATCCCTTGCCAAGCTGTGAAAAATATTATAAATGGGTTTCTATGGAGAATGAAAATTCTTCTAAGAAAAGTAAGACAACTCGAAAGAACCTTACTGACAACAAGGAATAGACTTGTAGTCTAAAAGACTTTAAATCCAAGAGAAGCCAGAATTTCTGAGAACTCCTCTGTTTTGTTTTAACATTAACTTAACAATGAAGGAGACATAATATGTCAACTCAAATAACTACAGCATTTGTAGAACAATATAGTTCAAATGTACAAATGTTGTCACAACAAAAAGGTTCTCTTCTTAGAGATAAAGTAAGATTAGAATCTGTAACTGGTAAGAACGCATTCTTCGATCAAATCGGAAGCGTTACTGCTACAGTAAGAACAACTAGACACTCTGACACTCCACAAGCAGATACTCCTCACTCAAGAAGAAGAGTTTCACTTGTTGACTACGAGTTCGCAGACTTAGTTGATGATCTAGATAAAGTAAGAATGTTAGTAGATCCTACTTCTAGCTATGCACAAGCTGCTGCTTATGCAATGGGTAGAGCAATGGATGATGCTATCATTACTGCTGCAACTGGTTCAGCTGATACTGGTGTTGCTGGTGGTACTGCTGTTGCATTACCTGCTGGTCAAATCATAGCTGAAACTGGTACAACTGGTATGACTATTGCTAAACTAAGAGAAGCAAAAGAGATCATTGATCTAGCTGATGTTGACCCATCACTACCAAGACACATCATCGTATCTCCAAAACAAATTTCTGATTTGTTAGGAACTACTGAAGTGACTTCAAGTGATTTCAACTCAGTTAAAGCTTTAGCACAAGGCGATGTAAATTCTTTCTTAGGATTTAATTTCGTTGTGTCTAACAGACTAGCTGTTGCGTCTCAAATTAGAGATTGTGTTGCTTTCGTTGGTGATGGAATCGCTTTAGCTGTTGGTAAGGATTCAACTGCTAGAATCGATGAAAGATCTGACAAAGGTTACGCTACTCAAGTCTACTATTCTGCTGCATTCGGTGCAACTAGAATGGAAGAAGAAAAAGTAGTTAAGATTCAAGCATACGAAGCTTAATCAATAAAATTTTAGGGGGTGGAAGCGAGAGTGGAAACCCCCTAGAGTGCATGACAAAACAGATAAAAGAATTAAAAACAGTATTACATTTTAAGAAAGGAGATCATATCTATAGATATGTGTTAGTAGATAGATTTAAAAATGATGGTAAAAATCATTATGGTTTTGACACAAAACAAGGTAGAACAACTGAAGAAATATTTGCTTTAGAAAAAGATAGACAAATAAGACGCAAATATATAATAAGGAAGTAATATGGCATCAGAAGTCGACATTTGTAATGGAGCATTAAATCAACTTGGTGCATCAACAATTTTATCATTAACTGAAGATTCAAAAAACGCAAGACTTTGTAATGCAAGATATACTCAAATAAGAGATAGTATATTTAGATCTCATCTTTGGAACTGTTTAATGAAAAGAGTTGAACTAGCCAAAGATACTGAAACTCCTTCATGGGGATTTAGTTATCAATTTACATTACCGGCAGATTGTTTGAGAGTAGTTACAATTTTAAATTATGATTATGATTATAAAATTGAAGGTAGAAAAATTTTAGCAAATCATTCTACAGTAAAAATTCAATATGTTGCAAGAATAACAGATCCAAATCAATATGATGAACTATTAAGAGAATGTATTTCAGCAGGTTTAGCAGCAGACATTGCTTATGGAATTACTTCATCAAATCCTGTTTCTTCTAATATGTATGCTTTATTTCAAGATAAATTAAGAGAAGCTAGATTTGTAGATGCTACTGAGGGTCAAAATAATAACCCGGACAATGGTCAAGCAGATAATATTGGTGCAAGTTCATTTATAAACTCAAGGTACTAAATCATGGGTAGAGTTGCTGTTGAATTAACAAACTTTACTGGTGGTGAATTATCACCAAGATTAGATGGAAGAAATGATTTAGCTAAATATAATTCTGGATGTAAAACTTTAGAAAACATGATTGTCTATCCTCATGGTTCGGCATCAAGAAGAAGTGGTACACAATTTGTTGCAGAAGTAAAAGATAGTACAAAAAAAACTAGATTAATTTCTTTTGAGTTTTCTACAGTACAAACTTACATATTAGAATTTGGAGATCAGTACATAAGATTTTATAAAGATAATGGTCAAATATTATCTGGTGGATCACCATACGAAATATCTTCACCATACTTAGAAGCAGAATTATTTGACATTAAGTTTGCACAATCTGCAGACACTATGTACATTTGTCATCCTAATCATTCTCCCAAAAAACTAACTAGATCTGGTCACACCAACTGGACATTAGTTGATGATGTAATTATCAATGGACCATTTATGGATCATAATGTTGAAACTACAACTGCTAATCCATCACACAAAAGTGTTGGTCAAACTACTACTGTAACATTTTCATCAACAACAGGTATTAATGCTAATCAAGGTTTTTTATCTACAGATGTAGGAAGATTAGTTCACATCCAAGATGGTCATTTTAAAATAACTTCTGTTACTTCTACTACAGTAGTTGTTGGAATTGTTATTGTTGATTTAGGAATAAGTTCATCAACAACAACAGATTTTGCATTAGGAGCATTTAGTGATACTACAGGTTATCCATCTTGCGTAACTTTTTTTGAACAACGATTAGTATTCGCAGGAACTACTGCTCAACCACAAACAATATTTTTTTCAAGATCAGCAGACTATGAAAATTTTGATGATAAGTATCATGCAACTGTAGCTGATGATGATGCTATTGTTTATACAATCGCTTCTAACCAAGTTAATGCAATTAGATTTTTAACTGCAACTAGAACATTAATTATTGGTACGGCAGGTGGTGAATTTGCTGCAGATGGTGGTGGAACGGGAGAAGCAATTACTCCAACAAATATTTTAATTAACAAGCAATCAAATCATGGTTCAGCTAATGTAGATGGAATATCTCTTGGTAACGCAACTTTATTTTTACAAAGAGCAAAAAGAAAAATTAGAGAACTAGCTTATAACTTTGATGTTGATGGTTATGTTGCTCCAGACTTAACTATCCTTGCCGAACACATTACTGAATCTGGTATTACACAAATGGCTTATCAAGAAGAACCGAATAGTATTGTTTGGTGTGTTAGAACTGATGGTCAACTTTTAGGATTTACTTATCAAAGAGAACAACAAGTTACTGCCTGGCATAGACATATATTTGGTGGATCGTTTGGTAGTGGTAACGCAGTATGTGAAAGTGTTGAAGTATTACCTACTGATGATTCTGAATATCAAGTTTGGGTTATTATAAAAAGAACTATTAATGGTGTAACAAAAAGATATGTAGAGTATTTACATAGGTTTGATTTTGATGAAACAGATGATACTTCATTTAATTATTTAGATTCACAATTAGCTTACAATGGTTCTGCAACAACTACTATTAGTGGATTAGATCATTTAGAAGGTGAAACAGTTTCAGTATTAGCAGATGGATCTACTCATCCAAATAAAGTTGTATCAAGTGGTGGAATTACTTTAGATAGATCTTCAACTAAAGTTAAAGTTGGATTACCTTATGTTTCATTATTACAAACAATGAGAATAGATGCCGGTGCAAACAATGGTACATCACAAAGTAAAACAAAAAGAATTTATGAAATTACTGCTAGACTTTATGAGAGTATTGGTATTGAGATTGGTCCAGACTTAAACAATATGGAACGAATACCATTTAGATCTTCAGCTAATCTAATGGATAGTGGTATCAATGTATTTACAGGAGATAAAGAAATAGAGTTTAGAGGTAATTATGAAACAGATGGTTTTATATTTGTTAGACAAAATCAACCATTACCATTAACTGTTTTATCGTTATATCCTAGACTTATTACAAATGATGGATAAAATACTAGAGATAGTACCATATAAAGGAGAGCATGGTATATACATTATGAATCAACAAATGAATCACTCATTAATGGATAAGGATATGGAATTTGAAGGTAATGCAAATAACTTAGAACAAGATAATTTAGCGTTTACTGGTATGATTGATGGAACACCTATCTTTGCTGCAGGTATGAAAATAATCTGGAATGGTGTTGCCGAAGGTTGGGTACTAGCTACTAAAGAAACTTTAAACCATCCTTTATTAGTTGCTCGTGCTATCAAAAAAGATTTTGCAAGAATTGCTAAAGAAAATAATATCAATAGAGTTCAAACTGCTGTAAGAGCAAACTATACAACTGGTTTAAAATTTGCTAAGTGGTTAGGTTTACAAGAAGAAGGTTTAATGAGAAAATTTGGTTTCGATGGTTCTGATCAATATATGTATGCGAGGTTATTTTAATGGGTATTCAAACTGCTATAGTTGCAGCAACAAGTGCAGCTCAAATATCATCACAAAAATCTATTGGTGAGTTTAATCAATCTGTTAATAATAGAAATGCAGAAGTTTTAGAAAAACAAGCAGAAGCTATAGATAAAAAAACAGAGTTTGATTTAAAACAATTTGACAAAGAGTTTACAAAATTAAGAGGAACAACTGTAGTTCAAAATGCAAAATCTGGTGTTCAATATAGTGGTTCAGCATTAAGAATCGCAAGATCAAATGAAAGAGAAAAAATCTTACAAGAAAATTTAATTAAATATAATTCTAAAATGAATATTGCTACAAAAATGGAAGAAGCAAAATTTGCTAGAATTAAAGGTGATATGGCATCTCAAAGAGCCAAACTTGCTCAAATACAAACAGCAAGTCAAATGGGTATGTCTTTATTAACTATGACTAAAGGAACAACAGTATAATGCCTAAACTTCCTACATTTACAGCTAAAGGAGAAATGACAACTGTTACAGGTTCTGCTCAAACAAATATTCAAATGGGTTTAGATCAAAACCTTGCTAGTGCTATTGCACCTATTACTAAAAAATTAACTGAATATAAAATTAAAGAAAAGAATGCAGAGAATAGAACTGAAGCATTAGAGTTAGAAAACGAAGCAATAGTTGAATTAAATAGTTATGTTCAAGAAGCATCTAATTTTAAAGATAGCGATAAAGCAAATAAATTTTTAACTGACAAAAGTAAATTACTTAGAACTAAATTTGAATCTAGAGCATCTAATTCAAATGTAAAAACAATATTTGCAAACAACTATTTAATGGAAGAGCAAAAGAAAATTTATGCAGTAGATAATATTGTTCATAAAAATTTACTTAACTCAAGAGCATTAGTATCAACAGCTAAAGAAGAACGAATTATAACTGATGCTTTATATCCTGCAGATGGAGATAATTCTTTAGCATTATCTACACTCAATGCAGACTTAACTAAAATATATCAAGATGATTTAAATGATGGAATGATTAGCATTGTTGAATATGAAACAAAAGTTGCAGGTATTCCAAACAGAATAGATTATTTTAAAGCTAAAAAAGATTCAGTAGATGATCCTGTTGGAACTTATGCAAAACTAAGTACGGGTCAATATGAAAATTTAAATCTAGATACAAGAGAAGCTTTGTTAAAAAGCGTTAGAGCAGAAGCTGTTCCAATATTAAATAAACAAATGATCAATTATATAGCAATGTTGGAGAATGGAGATAAGATAGATATAAACGAAACAGCTATTAAAGAAATATTTGGTGTACAAGGATACCAAGAATTTAAACAAACAGAAGGTAACACAATAAAATTATCTGTAGTTAAAGATCAAATATTTAATTCTAAATCTGGCGAAGAAGAAGCAATATTAGATTCTTGGAATTTAACTTCTGGAAATGAAGCTCAAGATTTAGAGTACAAACAAAAAGCAAGAAATTTTTTAATTGAAAAAAATAAACTTATTGAAACTGACGCAGCATCATTAGTTATTCAATACAATTCAGATGTTCAACAATTATTTGAAGATTATCAAAACGAACCAGAAGGTGATGCTAAAAATAAATTATTTCAAAAATATGTAAACTCTGTTGTTCAAACTCAAAAAGATATGGATATTGATCCATCACTTATAAAAGTAGTACCAGAAAAATTTGCTAAAAATCTTGTAAGAGATTATCAAAATCAAGAACCATTACAAAAAATAGGTTATCTTATAGGATTAGAAGAACAGTATGGAGATGAGTATGGTAGAATTTTAAATCAAATGAGTGCAAATGGTTTACCTGTTACTGCTAAACTTGTTTCTTACATAGGTGATGAAAACTTTGCTACTAAAGTTATGAGTATAGATACTAAAGAAGAAAAAGCCATATTAAATAATTATTTAAAAACTAACGATATTGATAAAGCACCAATCGAATTAGCTGTTGCAGAACAAATGAAAGAATTAAGAGATGTGGTTATGCTTGGTAATAAAATGAATACTACAAGAGCAAACAAAGAATTAAATGATATGCAAGAAATACTTACTTATGTTGCAATCAACTCTATGTCATCTAATTCAAAACTAGATTTTGATGATGCCGTTAAAGAAGCTACTGCAGAAGTTTTAAATAATTTTGTACTTGCAGGTGAAAGTTCTATGTTTGGTGATGGTAATACTTATTTCATTCCAAAAAAATATAACAATGATACTTTATCAGATGGTCAAATAAATTTAATTCAAGTAAAAGCAGCATCAATTAAAGAAAACCATTTAGAAGATTTTGATATGTTTTCTTTTCAATCTACAAATGAAGATATAACTGGTCAAGAACTAGATGAAGAAATGTTAGCACAAGCAAAAGAAAATGGAATATGGGTTAATACTGCAGACGGATCCGGTATTGTTTTTGCTATACCTTTTCCAAATGGAGAATTAGCTTTAGTAGAAAATAAAAAAGGTGAGTTGTTACAAATAAATTTTGACGATGGTTCTCATATCTTGCCAACTACAAATATTTTAATAGATATGAAAGTTTATGACACTAATAAAATAGAAGATGCAGCAGGATAATGGCAAATATAGGATTCGGTCTAGAAGTTAATAAGTACGCAAAGCAAACAGGCTTTGATCAATTTCAAACTGATCTTTCAGATGTATTAGTCGAAACTGCAAAAGATGCATGGAAATATAACTTTTGGTCATCTGCAAGTCGTTTATATGAGTTAGAACAAAGTAGAGATGTTGACGAACCTTTAATACCATTTCAAGAATTAAATAAAAAATATAAAGACTCCGGAATATTTTTTGAACAAGATGAAAAACAATCTACTGTAGATATTTTAGTAGAAAGAAAACGAGAAGAAAAATACAGACAAAGTATTATTCAGCGTGGACCCAAAGGTATTGTTGCAGGTACAGCAAAATTTGGTACTGCAATGGTAGCAAGTATGGCAGATCCTGTTAACTTTGCTATGATGTTTATTCCTGTTGTTGGTCAAGTTAGATTTGCAAGTTTAGTTGCTAAATATGGTTTTAGAAAAGCAAGATTAATTAAAGGTGCTGCAGAAGGTTTTACAGGTACTGCTCTTATTGAGCCTGTAGTTTATGGAGCTGCTGCTGCAGAACAATCTGACTATGGTTTAATGGATAGTTTTATAGCAGTATCATTTGGAACTATTCTTGGTGGTGGACTTCATGTAGGTGCAGGTAAATTAAGAGATTTAAATACTCGTAGAAAATTTAATAAAAGAGTTAGAGAAACTAGAGAAAAATTAGGATCTAAAGGTGATGAGGATCCGGCATTTAATTTATATAAAGAATACTATCCAGAAAATTCTAGAATCATGAAGGAACTTGCAGAAACAGATAATGATACTAGAAGTTTATTGTTAGCTAAAGCTATGGCAGATATAGCAGAAGAAGTTCCTGTTAATCCAAAAGAATATGCTGACTTAAATCCTAAATTAAGAAACGCACAAATAGATGAAAGAGTAGTAGAAAAAGCTAGAAAAAAAGTAAATGAAGAAAGTGTAGCAGTTGCTAAAGAATTAGAGAAAGTTCAAAAAAAAATTAATATGTTAGAAAATTTCTTTTCTCCAAGTAGAAAAATGTCTAATATTAAATATTCTCCAGAACTAAAAAAATTAAAACAAAGAAAATCTGAATTACTTAAAAGAGAAAAAGAATTAGTAGAACAATTTACTAATAGAGATAAATTAATTGATCAAAGAGTTATAAATAAAAAACAAGAAATAACATCAAGAGTTCAAGCAAAACCTAGAAATGTTGAAGAAGATAAAATAGTAGCAGGTTACGAAAAAGATAAAGCATATAGATCTTTGGAGTCTAGAAATTTAGATGATGAATTAAGACTTGCAGAAAATGAACTAACAGCAAAAATAGAAAAACAAAATAAATTAGGATTAGGAGTTAATAAAGATACCAGAGCAAGTGTCAAAGCATTAGAAGATATAAAAGGTAAATCAGATGATTATGAAAATGCTATCTTAGAAGGTATTAACTGTAGGATTGGTAAATAATTATGGCAGATAAATGTTTAGTAAGAATAGAAGATGCATTAACTAGATCTGGTTTTGATAAAACAGATGCAGAAACTATTTTAAAAGAAATTAAAAAAGCAGAAACTGATTCTAAATTAAAAGAAGCAGATGATGCTCTTAATGCTGCTACTGCTAAACAAATTTTAGAAAAAACAAAAATACAAAAACAAATAAATAAATTAAATGCTATTGAAGATGAAATAAAAATTAGAGATTGGGTTGAATGGAACTTAACTAGTTTTAAAGATAATCCAAAAGAAGGTTTAACTGCTATACTTGTTGGTAGTAACTGGGAAAAAATGGGTGCCAGAGATTCAGTTGCTGCAGCTCAAGACGCTTATTATAAAAACTTAGTAGTATCTTTTAATGCTAAACTTAGAGAAGCAGGTGTAGATGATTTGTTTGCTAAAGCTGACATGGAGATTGAAAGAAAAATTTCTAGAGTTATTTGGGAACTTGGAGAAGGTAGAGCTGTTACAGAAAAAAATGCAGACATTGTAACTCTTGCAAAAGTTATAGAAGATTTTTCAGAAACAGTTAGAGGAAAATATAATAACTATGGAGCAAACATAGATAAACTTCCTGGTTGGATTATAAGACAAAGTTCGGATCCTTTTCAATTAAGAAATGCTTTAGATGTTATTAATTTAAAAAATAATGTTAAATCAAAGTTTTCTTCCGGTTCTCCAGAAGAAAATCTACAAGCATGGAAAGATTTTATTTTACCAAAACTAGATCATAAAAGAACATTTGCAGAAACAGATATGACTCCAGAAGCTATGGATAGATTTTTATCTAGAGCATATAATTCTTTGATTAGAAATGAAAATCAAATTGTTAATGGTGCAGGAGATACTTTTGGTGCAAGAAGTATGGTTAAACAACTTGGAGCAAAAAGGGTTTTACATTTTAAAAGTTCTGATGATTGGTTTGAATATAATACTATGTTTGGTGGAAGAAATCTTAAAGAAGCTATATTTGGTGGTTTTCATGTTGCCGGTCAAAACATTGGAATGATGAGTAAACTTGGAAGTAACCCACAAAGAAATTATGCAAAGATAATGGATTTAGTAAAAAACAAATTAGAAGATGATGGTAGACAAACACAGGCTCAAGCAGTTGGTGCATTTGCAAAACCACAAGGTGGTCATATGAAATTTATGGCAGAAGTAGATGGATCCGTAAATACTATTAATGGATTTGCTTATGCTAAATGGGGTGCTATTTCTAGAGCAATAGCTGCTATGGCAAAACTAGGGGGTGCAACAATTTCAGCTATTAGTGATATTCATCTTTATGCAAAAGAAATGAAATGGCAAGGTAGATCTTATGTAGGTGGTTTAGCAGAAGCTATGGGTAGACTTGCTAAAATTAAAAACACGGCAGATAAAAATGGAATTGCAGAACAATTAGGTTTTATTAATGACAATATTATTTATGATTTAGCTGCAAGATATTCTGCAGGAGATAATTTAAACAGAGGTTTCTCTCAAGTACAAAGAACTTTCTTTAAACTTAATGGTCTTGCTTGGTGGACCAACTCATTAAAACAAGGTGCTATATTAGGTATGGGTAGTTATGTAGCTAAACAAACTAAAGTTTCTTATAAAAATTTATCATCACAATTTAAAAGATTAATTGATCACTATGGTATCAATGAAAAAATTTGGAATCATATAAGAAAAATGGATTTAGATAAAGCTGATGATGGAAAATTATTTTTTAACACACAAAAAATAGATGATTTGTCAGATGCTGTAATTAAAGATATTGAAGGTAAAACTACAATGTCTAAAAGACAAATTGAAGTAGCTAAAGATAATTTAAAAACAAGAGTTTTAGGAATGTTTTTAGATAGATCTACTTATGCCGTACTAGAACCAGATGCTAGAACTAGAGGTTGGATGAAAATGGGTCAACAAGCAGGAACACATCCAGGTGAAGCATTAAGATTTATGACTCAGTTTAAAGCATTCCCATTTGCATTTTATCAAAAGATGATTGGAAGAGAAACTGCTGCATGGAAAGACGGAAATAAAATGAATGCTGCATTAAGTATGGCACAATTAGTAGGTGGATCTGCTTTATTTGGTTATATGGCTATGACAGCAAAAGATATATTAAAAGGTAAAAAACCTAAAGATCCATTAAATGAAAAAACATTTTTTTCTGCTATGCTTCAAGGTGGTGGATTAGGTATTTATACTGACTTTTTATTTGGAAATATTCAAAACTCAACAAGTGCTTTGGCTACTGCTGTTGGACCAATACCTACAGAAGCAGCTAGAGTTTTATCTGCTTTAAATTATGCTATAAAAGGAGAAGGTGGAAAAGCAGGAAAACAAGCGTATTATTCTATAAAAGAAAACATTCCATTTTTAAATTTATTCTATATAAAGACAGCATTTGATTATATGATTGGTTATCAAATGATGGAAACTTTATCTCCAGGATCTTTAAAAAGAATGGAAAAAAGAATGAAAGAGTCTGGACAAGAATTTTTGTTTACAAAACCATCAACATTGTTTAAAGGTTTATAATATATGACAATATCATCGACTACAGTAAAAAACTCATATTCCGGTAATGGTACTTTAGATACCTTTAATTACCCTTTTAG